AAGGGAAACATCGAAGTCAGCTCCCTGAAGATCAGCGATAAGGAGGGCCAGCTTATCCTTATCCCAGTCGCCACTGATTTTATTAAGGGCAATGTTGAGGGCCTTTTCTTTTTCTTCATCCATTTCGATGACGACACACTCAACTTCTGTCATTCCTAGATCAAGGAGTATTTTAAGTCTCTGGTGACCACCTACCACTCTGCCAGTGGCCTTGTTCCAGATGACCGGTTCAACATAGCCAAACTCCTCAATAGAGCGTTTGAGTTTATCGTATTCAGCATCCCCAGGTTTTAAGTCCTTGCGCGGATTGTAGTCTGCGGGGAGCAGAAGCTTAGTTTTCAGTTTCTCGATCTTCATATTTTTCCGCCACCTTTTTTAGATCTAGTTTGAAGTCTACATCCTCCCAAGGAAAAAGAATGGAGTTGAAATGACCATAGGTAGCAGTCTCCCGATAGTTTGCATTTCTAAGGCGCAGTTTTTCAATGATGGCAGCTGGACGCAAATTAAAGACCTCGCTCACCAGTTTACTTAGGTTCTCATCATTGATTGTTCCTGTACCAAAGCTTGTCGCATGAACAGCTACAGGATTTGCTTTTCCAATGGCATAAGAAAGAGCGACCTCGCATTCTCTTGCTAAGCCGCTCCATACAATATTCTTTGCAATGTACCTGGCCATATAGGCTCCGCTTCTATCCACCTTAGTGGGATCCTTGCCACAGAGAGCGCCGCCTCCATGTGAGGCCAGACCACCGTAAGTGTCCACCATGATCTTTCTTCCTGTAAGGCCTGTATCAGCTGCTGGGCCACCTTCGACAAATCGTCCTGAGGGGTTGATCAGGATTTCTGTATCTTCATCGATAGGGAACTTCTCAAAGCACTGCCAGATCACATTATTTCTGATATCTGAAATAAGCTGTTCTTGTGTTTTATCTTTGTCGTGCTGCACTGAGATGACAATTGTCTTCACCCGCACTGGCTTGTCATCTTCATACTCAAGAGTGACCTGCGCCTTTCCATCAGGCATGATTCCTTTGATGAGCTTACCTCTTCTACATTCATCGATGCGTTTGACGATGCGGTGTGATAGCACAAGGGGTAGAGGAAGCATCTCATGGGTTTCATTTGTGGCATATCCATAGACAGTCCCCTGATCCCCAGCGCCAACAGAGCCGTAGGGGTCCATGATCCCATTTCTTGCTTCGAGCGCAGTATCCACCCCCGCGCAGATATCTACACTCTGCCGGTGGATAAACACATCTATTCTGTACTTTTTAGGGTCATAACCAACTTCCGTCAGTGTGCTTTTGACGATGCTACGGATATCGATCTCTTCGCTGCAGGTGATCTCGCCCGCCACGATGATCCTACCCCTTGTAGCCATCACTTCACAGGCCACACGTGAGGCCTTGTCTACCAGTAGACATGCATCAAGGATGCTATCGGCAATAAGGTCGCAGAGCTTGTCAGGGTGCCCCTTACAGACACTCTCAGCGGTTTTGTAAGTCCTAGTCATCTTCACATCTCCAATCAAGTTCTATTTGCCACGACGGGCTAAGAGTAGTCGTTCCATCATATCATCTTGTGGATTTGAATCTTTGTAGTCGCCTGTAGAGTTTTCTTTCACGATTTGGAAAATCTCAAGCCAAAGACGATTGGTCTGGTTCATGTAGTTCTGGCCTATGGAGACATAGGGACTTTGAATGGCATTTCCTGTGGTGGGGTGCTTAGCTAAAAAGCCGTACTCTGTTATGGCTTCCTCACACTGAATCCACCTGGCGACGCTCATCGCATACCTTTCGAGAAGCTGTGGAGAAACAAGAGCAGCGCAGCCACGCTTATCAAGCCACTGCCACGTTGTCTTAAAAATCTCTCCCGCAACAAGAGCTTTGCCGTCCTTTTGAATGGCTTCAAGCATTTTGTTTGGCTTTGGCATTTCCTGGCCCTCAAGATCTGCCGTATTTGAAAACTCCATCACAGTGAGCTTCCTGCCTCCGGGGTTTCCCTCAGCGATTTTGTCAGCTAGGGGTTTCTTTTTTGCCCCTGCACCAATCCGAGCGCCACCTCTATTTGTACCGTCTTTTGCCAATGATCACACCTCCTTATCACGAGGGGGGCTATTCCCCCGTTTGATTTTGCGTTTTTTAACACAAGGCCCCAGCCCGCTGTCCATCTATTCCCAATTTAGGGATTTTACCTCCCCCACCGGTCACCACTCTCAGCAGTGATCCTTGAGTGACACGACTTACAAAGGGCCATCAGGTTACTCGTTTCATTCCCGCCACCTTTTGAAAGAGGGAGGATGTGGTGGACTTCTTCTGCGGGCCTTATCCTTCCGCTTCTCTCACACTCTTCGCAAAGAGGATAGGCTTTGATGTAGCGGTCTCTGATGCGCTTCCAGGACCTGCCGTAGCGCTTGTTGGAATCAGGATCACGTTGGTACTGGTTGTAGCGTCTTGTTACCACCTTCTTGTGCTCGGCGCAGTACTGTCCACGTTCTGCAAACTGACCGCAGCCTGGGTACGAACAAGGCCGTCTAGGTTTGTATGGCATGGGTTCACCTCCTTTCTTCGCATAAGAAAAGCCCTCGTGGGGTGGTCCCAAGAAGGCTTGTGATTCATTCTATTCTCCTGACTATACAATAGCATAAATACAATAGTGGTATCTTGTTGCAAAGTGTTGCAAGATGTGCGAACTATACTTTGATGGGATCCTTGGGAAGAGTTACATGGTTAATAGCTTGATTATGCCACCTGTAGACCGTTGTTCTATCAGCATTGAGTTCATCGCCGATTTGCTCCCAGGTGAAGTTGTGCACGTAGCGATAGCGTAGAACCATGCGCTCATCTGTGTTCGAAACTTCATTGATGACACATCTAATCTGTTCTTTTAGGGCTATAAGATTATCTACCTCAGCATTAATTCTTCTTTCCAGGTCCATGATTCGTTCTAAACACCTGACGAAACTACCCTCAGAATTTCTTGAAGTCTGGACCTTTTCATCCCACCTTGGAGATGATACGCTCGTAGCCATTTCTTTTAGACTTTCCATCTCCTCAATATCAGATTGGATTCTCTTGTCAAGTCGATACGCTTGGTGTAGGTATTCTTTTACTTTCATGATTCACTTGCCTCCAATCGTATTTTTCTAAGAAGGTAATCGCCATCAACAGAGGTAAGTTCTTTATACCAATCAGAGTGGAAGAACCTTTCCACTTCTTTTATCGTTTTTTCCGCAGGCACATAGTCAGGTCGTTTCTTGAGTTTTCTTAGCGCGTCCCTGTAGTCCTTGACGGCTTGTAAAACGATGGCACTGGCAAGCTTTTCGTAGGGATCAATCATCAGTCCACCTCCAGTTTCGCTTTCACAGCATCAATCAACGATGCCTGTGATGTTTCTTTTCTTGAAAGTGCTCTCATCACATCTTCATCGATGGTGTCTTTGGCAATAATGTGCTGAACAACAACCGTTTCTTGAGTTTGTCCCTGTCGCCAAAGTCGGGCGATGGTTTGCTGGTAGAGCTCAAGAGACCAGGTTAGACCAAACCAAACGAGAGTGGAGCCACCTTGTTGAAGATTCAGGCCATGTCCTGCGCTAGCCGGGTGTATTAGAGCTACCGGCAACTCACCACTGTTCCAGCTCTTTATACTCTCAGATGAGTTAAGAAGTGAGAACTTGATCTTGATTTGCTGTAGTCTTTCAGTGATGCGCTCAAGGTCATGCCTAAACCAGTAGGCCACGAGAACGGGCTTTCCATTAGCTGATTCGATGAGATCTTCTAGTGCATCAAGCTTTCTGTCGTGGACCTTGAGAGTTTCTTTGGAATCAGAATAGACTGCACCGTTTGCCATTTGAGAGAGTTTACCTGAAAGAGAAGCAGCATTTGCTGCGGTGATATCTCCACTAGGAAGCTGAAGGATCAGGTCACGCTTAAGCTCGTCGTAGCGTTTTCGCTCTGGTCCAGAGAGCTTCACTGGGTACTCTAAACTCATGAGCTTTGGCATCTTCAAATGGTCAGTGGACTTCATGGATATGGTGATGTCTGAAATCTTTCGGTAGATGGCATCCTCTGCAAAGGGGAGAGGCTTATAGCTATAGATGATCTGGCCATTTCGCTTATCTGGAGTAAAGTAGTCTTCTCGATACTTACCGATGAATCTTCCAAGTCGCTTACCCATATCGAGAAGCCTAAACTCAGCCCATAAATCCATGAGTCCGTTTCCTGTTGGCGTACCGGTCAAACCCACCATCCGCTTGATCTTAGGACGCACTTTCATCAGAGCCTTAAACCTTTTAGCTTTGTGGTTTTTGAAAGAAGAAAGTTCGTCGATGACCACCATGTCATAGTTAAAAGGGATGCCGCTGTCTTCCACAAGCCACTGGATGTTTTCTCTGTTGATGATGTAGATATCCGCTTTTTTCATAAGTGCGGCCTTTCTTTCGGCTACAGTTCCTACAGCCACTGACCAGATCAGATGATTAAGATGTGACCATTTCTCGAGTTCTTGGGGCCACGTATCTCTAGCCACGCGAAGAGGGGCAACCACCAAAACCTTATGAACCTTGAAGCTGTCAAAGAGTAAGCTGTTTATGGAGGTGAGGGTCAGCACAGTCTTTCCGGACCCAAGCCCATATCAAGAAATATAGCAGCAACTGGATGGTTCTCAATATAGTCACTCGCGTACTGCTGATAATCATGTGGTATGAACTTCATTTGGCATCACCTCCATATCGGATAAGATTGTCTTTATTCCTTCTATGCTATCTAGCACATAAACCTTGAACCCAAGATCATGAAGCAGTTGATGCCTTGCCAGTTGTAAGGGTCGAGGTTTCTTTCCTGGTGCTTTGACTTCAACAAAGGCGATTCTTCCCATGGGAAGGAGTACAATTCGATCTGGCATACCATCAAAACCCGGACTTACGAACTTAGGTGCGAGTCCTCCCAGCTCTTTTATGGCTCTTACCAGTTTCATTTCAATCGATTTTTCAGTCATTTTTCCTCCCATCTGACACAAGAAACACAAATTCACAAGCGTTTCCCTATATTTACTTACGCGCGTGTTCGCGGGTATCTATTATCTGCTTTTAAGAAAAAGCAATTTGAATATAAGGGAAAATCTTGTGTTGTGTCGTGTTCATCATTTCCCGTAGAGGTAGAGTCGCTGCCTACCATAAATCGGTAGACGCTTGATGCTGGTGGTGCGTTCCCATCCAGGGATCTGAGCCATAAGTGCTGCGATCTGGTAACTATCGGTGGTTTTAAGTTCTGAGAGGTTGCGATTGAAGCATTCACACCAAATTTCTGCATTGCTTACAGAGGTTCTGACCACAGTGCCTTTATGAGCGGGCCTGCCAAACTCGCTACCGCTTAGGTAATTTCTACGGGCGAACAGATCCATACTGTCCCAGTCATCTGGAAGAAGGGTACTCAGGTATTCTTCCACCATGCCAACACGCTCATCAGCCTCAAGGGCGCCCTTTTGTGCTTTTTCAGCTTCCTCTAATACGCTTCCTTCCAGGTACAGTTTTTCGCCGGAGTTCCAGATTTCTTTGGCCTCGGCCCAGAACTGCTGCCTGAAGTCTTCAGTAAACACCCAGGGCTTCTTTTGTTTTTTCTGATGGACCTTTATGATCCAGAAGCGGCGATTGCCTGTGATGTCACGCAGGTATCCACGTTCTCCATTCACAGTGGCGATGATGATACACTGCCTTGGGTGGCTTTCAACCACTCTTCCGTAGGATGGTCTGTACTTATCATCTGATGTCGAGAGGAAGGCTTTCACTTTCTCAATGTCCGCCTTTTTCATGCCGGCAAGTTCGCCGATTTCCACGACCCAGAAGCCTTGGAGTTTTTCAGCGCCTGACTTATCGTCCATATCAGTAAGTGAGAGGGTTTCAGAGTAGTAATCCGCCGTGACAAGGTCTTTTACAATCGTGCTTTTTCCGATGCCTTGATCGCCATCTAGCACGGGTACGCAGTCAAATTTGATCCCCGGAAGGTAAATGCGAGCGACTGCGGCGGCAAAGGTCTTGCGGGTGACTGTGCGGACATACTCTGTGTCCTCAGCCTGTAGATACTTGATGAAGAGATCTTCCACACGCCTCACACCATCCCAAGCTGGCAGCGCATTCAGATAATCCCTGACGGGGTGGAAGCGCCTATCATCAGCGACCTTGGTAAATGCCACGTCGTGGTTTCTGCTTGAAAAAGGAAGATAGCGGATATCAATCATCGACTTAAGCTGGGCTGTATCGGCATCCCTCCAGAATGCATTCCCCTCCGGTCTTTCCCAAGGGACGGGGCCTCTTACCTGTATGCGGTTTGCCATCTCATTAAAGGCGAAGTGCCCAAAGTCTGGGTCATTGTTGAGGATGAGATTGAGGTTATAGACACTATTTTCAAGCACTTGACTCCGAGGCTGGTATCTGAGCATTCTGGTCCAGTCTCCATCAATTCTTGTAAAGTCAATTTCTGCTTCAGCTAAGCGTTCTGTCGTTGCAAGCTGCTTGACATCTTCATCTGTCATGGCAAACTCGCACATGTTCCTAAAGGATTTCTTGTCATCATCACTTCCATACTTGTGGATGCGAACGATATCAAAAGCGTTGCAGAGTCTGAGATATGCTGGATCCTTTGCATGGTGACTATAAACGAACTTGCCGTCTTCGATGATTTCAACACCTGCCATACTGCTTGACTCGGTGAGGTGATATCTAGTCGGGTTGTCTGTGGGTTCGTAAATGTCAGGAAGAAACTTGTCTAGGGCTTTCGTGATAGGGAAGTAGACCCTGTTGAAAAGTCCGACGATGTCTTTCTTTTCAAGAGGGTCCTTCACCTTCTTAAAGTGTGTAGTGTTGGCTTTACTCTCTCTTGATGAGGTAGGGAGCCTTGTCGGGTCAACCCATTCAGGATGAGCAGTTAGAATATCATCTGGGTTAAGCCAAGACGTATTCACTTCTTTAAAGACAAAGTGGCCATTCGATGGTGTGCTGGGCCAGTACATGAGCTGATTGGGTAGGTAAGAACATTCATCGAAGTTGTCGATGCCGAGTTTTTGTGCAAGGAGTCGCGACACCGCCACAAACTCCTCTGGGGTCACATCCCTTGTGAGTGGGAAGATGAGTCGAGCCCTTGGATTTTTTTCCGTACTGGAATGGGTGGTATAGAGAACAGAGGTGTAGGGCGCGAGTTTTTCATATTCTTTTAGAAAGTCGTTATCAATCTTGTCTCCGTCTAGGGCAATCATTGACCGCAGCTCAACGCTATCAATTTTTCTTCGGCCACCCTTTAATGCACCTGCAACGAAGCCACCATGGTCTTTCGCGTTATCCTTCTCAGACTTGCTGAGTTTGGCATACTCTTCAGCTGATTCTGTCGTCCTTATAGGAACTTTGAGCCTTTCCTTCAGATCTTCAAAGGAGATTGTCTTATTGATCCATTTCTTAGCCTGGCGGCTATTTC